CCAGAGTTCCAGTTTCTGATTTAAGACTAGAGAGAGCAGCATTTTCTCTTACATATTTTCCTGTTTGATCAAACACATCGAAACCACCAGCATCAAATTCATTGAAGATAAACCCATGCCAAGCATTCAAAAACTTGAGTGGAGTCATGTTAGCATCACACATCCATCCTAGTTGAAAATCTGTATACAACTTAGATGTAGCGTAATTAATCTGCCCTTCACCTAATCTAACGCCAGTTAGGTTTCCTGTTGCTGCTTGTACGTTGGGAAGTTGTGCTTCTTCACAGAACATCTTAAGTACATCAGCAGCACTACTTCCTTTCATATTTTCATCAGTATCGGCGGCAGAAGTGGACCCCTTACCAAAATCTAGTCCAATTTTGCTAAATCTATCTCGAATATCAGTGTGTGCAGTTTTATTAAACTGAAAGACAACATCAAAGTTGTTACTGTATGACATACCACCCTGTTGGGCGATAACATCGATGAATTTTGCTAGTCCCTTTGGTGATGCCACGCTAAATATGGATAGTTGGTCCAACTATATTTATCATGGCATATTCAGGTGTTTATAAACCAACTAACCCACGAAAATACAAAGGAAATCCAACCAGGATAGTCTATCGTTCTTTGTGGGAAAGAAAATTTATGTATTTCTGTGATCATAATGACAGTATTGTGGAGTGGGGTAGCGAGGAAGTAATCATTCCTTATCGTTGTCCTACTGATGGAAGAGTACACAGATATTATCCTGACTTCTACATTAAAGTTGTATCTAAAACTGGTACTATCAGTAAGTATCTCATTGAGGTTAAACCCAAAAAGCAAACTAAACCACCGAATGATAAACCAAAAAAGAAGACTGCCTCTTGGAAGAGGGAAGTCCTAACCTACGCTAAAAACCGCGCTAAGTGGGAAGCGGCAGAGGACTTCTGTGAGGACAGGCAGATGAAATTTATTATCCTCACTGAAGATCACCTAGGAGTCTAAAAATGGCAACTGGATTTAAATCCATCCAACGTAACACAGTAAATTCTGACGCTGGTTACGAGACTTTGTTCGAGAAGATAACTAAGAAGACAGAAGGAGAAAAAAAACCACTGTCGTGGTATCGTGCTGCTGTTAAATCAGAATCAAAAGTATATGCTACAGATAGTTCACGATATATTTCGGCAGAGAAAAGAGATAGCACAGGTTCTAAAAATGAACAGGATCAAAACATGGTCCGTCGTTATGTAGTAGCAGGACACTTGTACATGTTTGAGTACAAAGCAAAGATGAGATGGTTACCATATTACGATAGGTTTCCTCTTGTATACTGTATTAAGTCTAATAAAAATGAATTTTATGGAGTGAATCTACACTACATGTCTGTCAAACGTAGGATTATGGCAGTTAATAAACTACTCAAACACAATCGTATTGAATTTCCTAAGAAGTGCTTCCATAAATACTTGCACTCACATGTAGACGGATTCTATCTTGATCTCGCCAGTGCTGAATGGGACACTGCCATTCTGTTACCTACCGAGGACTTTGTAAAAGATGTGAATGGTCGTGTCTTTCCCTATCCCAAAGAGGATGTATGGAAGGAAACAAATGATTCTTTCTATGATAACATCAAAGCACAACGAGTCATCGAAGGGTATGCCAAGAAATCAAGCAAAGAAATGGTAAAGTAAATGGCAGAGAAACTTAACTTTATTAATACAAAAAATCAGATTCAATCAACATCCCGTCTGACATATCCGTCAAATATTTTTAATAATTATACGGACTACATTAAGTTTGATTTTTATAAGTACCAAGGACCTTTCTCTGGTGATGGTGGCGGAGAAATAACTGATACAGAGGGAGTAACAAATAAGGATTTAATAAAATATAATCAGTCAGATGGCAACCAATATACAAAATACTCAGGTGTAGAACCTATTCTGATGTACATGCCAGAAGATATCTCAACTGGATATCAAACTGACTGGACTGGTAAAGGTTATAGTAACATTGCTGCCAATATTTTGAGAGGCAGTGGAGCAGCAATGAGTGGAGATGGTGGAGGAACTATCAATTCCTTTGTGTCATCTCTAGGTACTGCTGCTGGCGCAGCACCAACAGCTGTTGCTCAAGGAATTTCTACTGGAATCAATGCTCTTGGTGGCGATAATGTAACAACGGAAGATGTACTTCAAGGATCACTCGGAGTTGTATTAAACCCCAACACAGAACTTATGTTCCAGGGATTTAAACTAAGATCATTTGGTTTGAAATTTAAGATGTCTCCCCGTAATGAAAAGGAAGCACTAGAAATCAGAAAAATTATTGGTACATTTAAAAAAGTATCACTTCCTACATATGCACCAGAACCAGGAGGTGTTAGTGATTTAGCTAAAGCATTGAAAAATGCTATAGGTAAGCAAGAAGGAAGAACAAATAATAACTACATTGGTGTTCCTGGACTATGTACAGTTCAATTTATGAAAGGAGCTACGTTACATCCGTTCTTACCACAATATAAAGTATGTGCTATTACTGATGTTAGTATTAACTATACACCAGACGGTACTTATTCGACGTTAACTGATGGTTCTCCAGTTGCTGTAGAACTATCACTAAATTTCTCAGAAACAAAACTTGTATACTCAGACGAAATCATAAGAGACGGAGCATCTTACTGATGTATTTTAATTTTCTACCGGCGATCAAGTACGATCAGAAACCAATCAGTTATCCATTTTCTGAATCGGATTATGTTGTAGCGAAAAATTTCTTCAGAAGATATAAAATTAGCGATACTGCTTTCACACAATCAACATACTTCAATAAGTATGCTCTTCAAGATGGTCAAAGACTAGATCAAATTGCTGAGGCAGTATACAATAATGCTTTTTATGATTGGGTTATTATTCTGACTAATAACATGGTCAACACTCAGTTTGACCTACCAATGTCAGAATCTGAATTAAGAAAGCACGTTGAAAGTCAATATGATAATCCGTACTACGACTATCATCACTATGAAATCATTAGCGACGATGAACAGATAGAAAACTTTGGTAAGGTCTTGATTCCTGGTAAAACCGTAGTTGATGAATCATTCTATAATAATCAAAAGACTTTAACTGTCGGTACACTCCCCGATTTATCATCAACCTCAAAGACAGTTACCTATACTAAAAATTATATTTTTTCCGAGGAAGGTTTCGATAATTCATTCGTAATCAACACTAAAAGTGCCAACTTTGAAGCTTACGGGTCAGGAACCGGGATCGATGATGGATTTGTTTTGTATGCTCCATTCAGAAAAGGAGCAAGATCAGTTGGTTACCTAAGAATTAGAGGAGAAACTGCTTATGGAGGAATTGAAAGATTTGTCGAGTTTTACCAATTAGACGCTACAGAACTAACTAAATTTATATTAAAAGGAAAATTTGGCACTAATTTTAATGGCGGAGAATTTCCAGATTTACCGAATGAATTATTGAAACTACAGTATAAAACTAGTCCTACTGGTAGCTGGATAGAAATTGCTGATATTATTCCAATCAGAATGCTTCAGTATTTTGAATATGTTAGTGATGCTCTACAAGATTTAGGATATGGTGGTACGAATAGACCAGCTGGACAATATGATAACCTTACTGTATACGAAACTGATGGAACAACAGAGACAAGTGCCAGAGTTAATGTTACTGTAGAGTCGGATGGATCTATTAGTGCTATTGATATTGTTGACCGAGGAGAACTGTTAGATTATACAACTACACTTTATATTAGAAACGAAGACATTGGTAATGGATTTTTCTACTCAGATCCCTCACAAACTATACAATATCTACCAGATGTTTTGTTATATAATGTCAGTCTGGATCAAGCACCGGATGGATCTCAGTTTGGTCGATATTCGACTGTACCATATGAATTCTCTGTAGACATTCCTATAGCAGCTAGAACCCCAACTACTCAATTTAGAGTGTTCCAACCTAGCAATACTGGACCTGTAATGGATCAATATGCTATTCAAGAAATTGAATATGAATATGAAACGACATATGTAGTGGAAACTCCTTTAGATTACATACAAATTGATAATGATAACTATGTTATCGATGGTGTTAGATGGACTAGAATTAATAGTGCTTGGTATAAAGTAACTCAAATTGGATACAGATACCATGATAATGGAACAACCAATGAGATATCTGGTAGTGAATTATCTAGACCAGTAACTGAATTTGAATACGAACAAACAGAGAATGAAAAGAAACGGGAGATCTATATTTTAAAACCAAACTATGTTACTCTTCTAGTCGAAGACTTTAGAAAGGCTTCACTATATAAAAAGTCATCTGATTATGTCAGCAACAGACTGAAGAAAACTGGAATCTGATCAACTTTTTTAGACAAAAAAATGGGGGAAAAAATTTCCCCCATTCATTATTTTGAAAAACCCATTTGGTAGCAAGCAGATGTTGCTAGGTTTGGATTCTTTTTTAATACTCTGTAAGCATGACCATGAACGTCTGATTCTAAAGTAAGATGTGCTTTAGTGTGAACGGTCTGAATCACCAGCAGCATCCCAATAAACGTAAGGTTTATCATTGTGACTGGATGACTCAGACCTTTCCATAGATATTTAATCACTAGTCGTTAGCAAGACGAGCGAAGTAGGACAGAGCATCATCGTCATCAGCAGATGGTTTCAGATCGCTCAACTCATTCTTCATTGACTGAGGAACGGGAGTTGCTGCTGCCATGATAGCGGGATCGTTGAACCCACCACTAACAGGAGCAGGATCATACTCTTCACTCTCTACGCTGACAGCGGGAGGACGACCCACGTTCAGTACAGAATCAAGGCGAGTCTTCAGTTCGTCATAGGACTTGAACTGATCATCAGCAGTGTATGCTTCTAGACTGTACGCTTGCTTCCAGATTGCTTCGAGTTCGTCATCGTTAGCAGCAAGAGCAGCAGTACGATCAAACTCAGCAGAATCATAGTTCCAATAACCAGCAACGGTTTTGATCTTCAGTTTGAAGTTAGCACCTTCCCACAGATCAAAGGGGTTCACTGGTGTTTCGTCTTGGAACTCAGGTTGCATAGCACCCATGATCTTATCAAAGATCTTCTTACCATAACGATACAGGAAGACTTTGCCTTCGTTCTCGGGGTTCTTAGGATCTTTTACAACATAGATGTTGCTGTAGTAGGACAACTTACGTTTTTGCTTACGTGCTTGCTCCTTACCAGCTTCTGTACCGTTGTTCCACAGCACAGAGTTGTACTCAGACACAGGATCTTTGTCTCCACGAGTGGTGAGTGAGTTCTCGATGAACCAACCACCAGGACCTTGGAATCCGTGTGAGTAGAGTTTTGCCCAGGGCACTGTCTCTCCATCAGGAGCAGGCAGGAAGCGGAGAACGGCGTAACCGTTACCGCTAGCGTCAAGTTCGGGCTTCCAGAGTCTTTCGTCGGCACCAGACTTCTGTTCGGTGCTGGACTTCTCCAGTTCTTTCTGTAGGAACTGGAAATT